CAAGCTTGAAACTCTAGAAATCATTGGAGAGTACCAAGGTAAGGTTACTCCCGACATGTTTGCCAATATGCTTAATCAAGTTGGCAGAGAGTTCGGAAATGCTATGATGGTGGTTGAGAACAACAATATTGGCTTTTCAGTGTTAGATAAATTAATTGAATATGGATATCCTAACTTGTATTATTCAATTAAATCCACACATGAGTACATTGAACAACATTTGGGAGAGTATCGCACCAATGCGGTCCCTGGGTTCACCACCTCTATGAAAACGAGGCCTCTTATAGTTGCGAAATTAGAAGAGTTTATAAGAAATAAACTAATTAAGATATATTCACCGCGTACTATTAACGAAATGAAAACATTTATTTGGAAGAATGGAAAGCCACAAGCCATGAAAGGCTATAACGATGACTTGATAATGGCTCTGGCCATCGCGTGTTGGGTGCGCGACACCGCTATTCAAACAAACTCGCGCGATTTAAACTATCAGAAAGCCTTCGTAGACTCCATCATAACCACTAAAACAACATTTAATATGCAAGTTAAGGGCCAACGGGGCTACAAAAAGGATAACGTTCTTGATAAAATGTCCGAAACAAAGAAAATGTATGACCAATTTATGTGGGTCATAAAGTGAGATAATACAACATGCCACCAAAAAAGAATTCAAACAACCCAGACAACTCCCTATTCAAAGCATTAACTAGATTGTTTTCTGGTCCAATTATTAATTACCGATCACAATCCGGCCGCAGAATCAGAAGACAACACTTAGATAAGTTCTCCTCTAGGTTTAAATCAGCCTCCGGACAACAGTTTAAAAAGACACTTTTTAACCCATTAGATACGTTAGCAAACAATGCAATTGGCAATCAAAGGCGTTCAGAACGATATATTGATTTTGATCAAATGGAATATATGCCCGAGTTAGCATCGTCGTTGGATATTTATGCTGACGAGATGACAACCTATTCTGAGCTTCGGCCGATGTTGAACATTAAGTGTCCCAACGAAGAAATCAGAGCAGTCTTGGGGGTTTTATTTGATAACATTTTGAATCTACAACCCAACCTATTTGGCTGGAGTCGCACGATGTGTAAGTATGGCGACTTCTTTTTGTATCTTGACATTGATGAAAAATATGGTGTTAAGTCTGCTATCGCGCTTCCTCCACAAGAAGTTGAAAGATTAGAAGGCCTCGATAGTACAAACCCGAACTATATTCAATATCAGTGGAATACTGCCGGCCTGACGTTTGAAAATTGGCAAGTTGCTCACTTTAGAATTCTCGGCCACGACAAGTATGCTCCTTATGGTACTTCGATTTTGGAACCTGCACGCCGCATTTGGCGCCAGCTAACCCTCATGGAAGACGCAATGATGGCCTATCGTGTTATACGTTCGTCAGAACGTCGTATGTTCAAAATTGATGTTGGTTCGATCCCCCCACAAGAAGTCGAACAGTACATGCAAAAGATTGTAACACAACTTAAACGACATTCTATTGTCAACCCAGAGACTGGACGCATTGATCTTCGCTATAACCCAATGAGTATTGAAGAAGATTATTTCATTCCCGTTCGCGCTGGTTCTGCGACTGACATTGTGTCCCTCCCAGGCGCCGAAAACATTACAGCAATTGATGATATCAAGTATTTACGAGACAAGCTATTCTCTGCTCTCAAGATTCCCCAGTCATATTTGACAATGGGCGAAGGAGCAGAAGAAGATAAGACCACGCTAGCGCAAAAGGATATTCGTTTTTCAAGAACTATCCAGAGACTACAGAGAGTAATCATCTCAGAGCTTACAAAAATTGGTATTATACACCTCTACACTTTGGGCTTTAGGGGTGATGACCTGTTGGGATTCACTTTGGCTCTTAACAACCCTTCAAAGATCGCAGAGCTTCAAGAAATTGAGCACTGGAAACAAAAGTTTGACATCGCTGCTTCTGCGACCGAAGGTTATTTCTCGCGTCGTTGGGTTTCCGATAACATTTTTGGTATGTCACACGAAGAGTTCCTGCGTTGTCAGCGTGAAATGTATTATGACCGCAAGCACGATGCCGCGTTACAACAGGTTGCTGAAGCAGCAGCAGCAGCCGAGACTGGCATGGGCGGTCTTGGTGGTGACCTCGGTGGTGACCTCGGTGGCGAACTTGGCGGCGAGCTTGGTGGCGAACTTGGAGGTCCCGAAGAGATGCCGGCAGCTGAAGCTGGTGGTGAAGAGGGCGGAGGAGAAGAGTCTGCGCTTCTCGCTGCTCCTCCGGGATCCCGTCCATCGCCGCGACTAGACCCAACGCCAGGTGAAAAAAGAGCGACAAAGGTTCACGCCGGCCCCCATGGCGGCAAAGTTTATAAGCCCGTTAAAGTAGACAAGCGTCCAGCCGGCGCTCGCGACCGCCACATGCACTCGCAAGGCCGTCCGGAATACACAGCAACACCTAGGGTTCTATGGAAAGGATACGCTGATGGCTTAGGCCCCCTTGGAAGGGGAATTACTGAAGCGTCAGAGGGGAGTTATGATAAAAGTGAATCTATTTATAGTTTGAGAGAACAGACCGAGGAAGATAAATTGTTTGAGATAAACGAATCGGTGCGTACTTTATTAAAAGATTTAGAAAGAACGAGTGAAAAAACAACGGAGGAAGATGATGAAATTCAGACACAACAAGAAGCGAAATAGCGCGTTTGTTTATGAAGCTCTTATTAGAGAGGCGACCGTAGCAGTAATGAAGGGCGACTTACAGCGAAAAGAAGTTGCAATTCGTCTTATTAAAAAACATTTTAAGGGCGGTACCCTACTTAGAAAAGATTTGGAATGCCATCGTTCTTTGTACGAGAACCAAAGTTTAGACAGACTAACTTCCGAGAAAATCCTTAAAGAAGTAAAGTTGCAAAAAAGATTAATTGACCCTAGTGGGCTTTTTAAACAGCAGAGCGAACTCATTCGCGATGTCAATACAGAGCTTTCACCCTCTGCATTTAACAATTTTGTTCCGAATTATAAAACGTTAGCAACGATTGCTCAGATCTTTTCGGATAAGATTTCCCCCAAAGACCAGATTATTTTAGAAAACACAATTGTTGATAACATGAGAGAAGCGCTAGTAGAACAGCAGGTTGACGCTCCTATTGATGACGTCGTATACAAAACCTTCGTTAATAAGTTTAATTCAAAATATGAAGATGACCTTTTAGATGAGCAGAAAGAACTACTTGGCCATTATATATCTTCTTTTATGGACAACGCCCTGCAGCTAAAAATGTTTCTTAATGAAGAAGTTGAGCGTTTGAAAAGAAAACTCAAAGAAGCACGAAGTGTTGAAGAGATTAAGGGCGATAAAAATATGCTTGATAAAACAAATCAAGTCATTGAGAGGTTAGATTCTTATTCCAACGAAACAATTAGTGAAGAAGTTCTAATGACAGTTATGAGAACACAAGCACTTGTAAAGGAAATTTATAACGATGGCAGTAACGGTTAAAATTGGTGACGCGGCCAACGCCCCGTCTGTTACTTTAGAATTAGACATTCGTAAAAGCATGAATGGCGATCTTATGATTTTTGATCACGGAGACATTGATATTGTCTTGTCGGCGTCCAAGAACAAAGTGTATGCTTTCCCCAAGGAAACAATTACCGATCTGGTATACGGCGCGCAAAACAGACTTTTTACCTTTCTGAAAAAGAAAGGACTAGTGATCCCAGAGTCAATTCAGGCGGGTTCGTTTTATGGCTCGATGGAAGCAATAATGGAAAACCCATATTCTGATAAATTAAACACTTCAAAAATGACACTTATTAACGTTTCCCGGTTTATTGATGAGGAGAGACCATACTTCGAATCAACGGAAGCTATTATATCAATGACGGATGATGAACTTGCGCACCCAGACAAGACGGACTCCACTGAACTTGGTGAAGTTCCGCAAGCAGTCGAGAAAGGTTCTATTCGCAAAGGCTGGGTGAGAGATCCCTATTCGCTTTTTTACTTGTATACGATTTAAGGGGAATAATGGAACTAATAACATTTGTTTTAGCAGCCTATGGGCTCACTCAAATTCTTGTTTATGGCAAGATTTTTGATCGTTTGAGGCCAAAGAAAGGAAGACTAAGAAAACTATCAAATTGCCCCATGTGCATGGGTTTTCATGCCGGGTGGTTTTTGATGCTACTTTCTCCATTTACAGAACTATTTAATTTTGATGTGACTATTGCTAATTTTTTTGTTTTAGGGTGGTTGTCTTC